GGACAAGGACTTTAGTATGGAACACCTAGTAGAACAGTTTGAGTACAAGTCTGATGGTAAGTTAGATACTTGGCGTATCATGACACCAGATGAAGACGGTAAGTACCGTGGAGACTGTGATGACTTTGCAGTTACTGCTCTGTATATTTCTACTGGGTCATTGATCAAGTTCTGGTATGAGCTTATCTTTGGTAGTGCCAAGGTACACATGGTCACTACAGCATCGGGAGGTGGTCATGCTGTACTAGAGTACAAAGGTGTGTACATTGATAATTGGACACTAGCATGGGTTCCTCGTGAGTACATGGAAGTTGTTCTTGGGCACCAGTTTAAATCATGGATGTTTGTGTGGCCTATCTCAGCATTGAAGATGTTCTATGGAAAGGTGCAGGGAGTACTACGAAGTGTCTGATGCCCACCAACAACAAGAAATTGATGGTCTAAGGATAACTACGAAGAACCTAGAGATAGCAGTAGCTCTTGCAGTATCTAAGGTAGGGAACAATGAGATGTTGCTCGATAAGGTATCAGCTAAGTTAGATACTGTAGTAGAGGCACTACGCATAATGAATGAGAATAATGTTACTAATAACAATTTAGAAGCTGCTGTCAATGCTACCTTAAACAAACATGCAGCTAAAGTCTTCTGGTCTGTACTGGCATTATCTGCTGGTGCAGCAATAGCTTGGGCAGGGAGTTTAATTAAATGATTGGGCCAGCTAAAGATGATATGGGCAAGTGGTTAACTAGAGCATTGTTCTGGGAGACTCGTCATGCTGTGTACCCTCCCTCATTTACAACTAAGGGGTATGACTTAGAGAAGGATGGTATCGTGTACCCTTCCCTGAAGAACATCTTTCTTGCTTATGCAGATCCTACTGAGTACAGCTTTGCTGTTGAAGTACTAGGTGGATGGGATCATTGGCAAGCACTACAAAAGAGTTATGACCTAGCTCCTATCTTTCAAGCATGGAGAGATGAGTTAGAGGTTATGTTGAGATCTGAGGCACTGAAGGCTATGAGGCGCAGTGCTATAGAAGATGGCAGTAAAGGTGTAGCTGCGGCTAAGTACCTAGCAGAGAAAGGATGGGAGAAGACCAGAGGTCGTCCCTCCAAAGATGAACTAGCTAGAGAAGAGAAAGTCCGTAGCAACATCAAAGCTGAACTAGACGAAGATGCTGAACGTCTTGGGATGCACTAATGTCCAAGACTACCAAGGAGGAGATCAGAGAAGCTGCTGAAACAGATCTACTAACATTCATTAAGTTAGTATCTCCTCACAGGCTACTAGGTAACATACATGAAGAGTTGATCGAGTGGTGGAATAGGTCGGACGCTAAGTCCCATCAGCTAACCTTGTTACCACGAGGACATCAGAAGAGTATCATGGTTGCCTACAGGGTAGCTTGGGAGATTACTAGGAACCCAGAGGTGACTATACTTTACATCTCCTCTACAGCAAACCTTGCTGAGAAGCAACTGAAAGCCATACAGGACATTTTAACTAGCAAGATCTATACTAGGTATTGGCCTGAGATGATTAACCCTCAGGAGGGTAAGAGAGAGAAGTGGACTACTGGTGAGATTTCAGTAGATCACCCTAAGCGTAAGCAGGAAGGTGTACGAGATCCAACTATCTTTACTGCTGGATTGACTACGAGTATCACAGGCTTACACTGTGACATAGCAGTACTAGATGATGTGATCGTGCAGGAGAACGCTTACACGAATGATGGACGTAACAAGGTCAGGACGCAGTACAGCCTCCTGTCGTCCATTGAGAACCCCGGAGCATTGGAGTGGGTAGTAGGTACTAGGTATCATCCTCGTGACCTCTACAGCGATCTACAGGAGATGCAGGAAGACATTTACGATGAAGAGGGAGAGTTGATAGGTACGGATAATATCTATGAGCTGTTCGAGAGAGTAGTTGAAGATCAAGGTGATGGTCGAGGTGAGTTCCTCTGGCCTAAGATGAGAAGGAATGACGGCAAGTGGTTTGGGTTTGATGCACAGATACTAGCCAAGAAGCGAGGACAGTACCTAGACAAGACTCAGTTCTATGCCCAGTATTATAACAACCCTAATGATCCTACTGGATCAGGGATCAGTGCTAAGAACTTCCAGTACTACGACAGGAAGCACTTGAAGCAAGATGAAGGCTACTGGTTCTACAAGGAGAGGAAGCTGAACGTCTTTGCTGCAATTGACTTTGCATTCAGTCTCAAGAAGAAGGCTGACTTCACAGCCATTGCTATAGTAGGTGTAGACTTTGAAGGTAACATCTATGTGATGGACATTGAACGATTCAAGACAGATAGGATCAAAGAGTACTTCGAGAAAGTAATGCAAGCTAATGTTAAGTGGGGATTTAGAAAGATCAGAGCGGAGGTAACTGTAGCACAACAGGCTATTGTTCGCGAGTTAAAGGAACAGATCAAACAATACGGACTGGCCTTATCAGTTGAAGAGCATAGACCAAACAGACATGAGGGCACTAAAGAAGAGCGCATTGCTGCTGTCCTTGAGCCTCGTTATGATAATCTTGCTATGTGGCATTACCGTGGTGGTCATTGTCAGACTCTCGAAGAAGAGCTTACGGCCTCTCATCCACCGCATGATGATATTAAAGATGCGCTTACTTCAGCGATAGAGATATCTATCCCACCAAAGAGAACTGGATACATGAAAACAAAGAACAGCAATGTCATAAGTCACTCACGCTTTGGAGGTGTATCCTTTGGCAGGTAAGCGTCGCCATAAGGAACTTACTGCAAGTTGTACTATGTGTAGTATGGAATTCATTACACGTTCACCGAGAGCAATGTATTGTGTTCCTTGTAAGAAGGAGTATCAATTAAAATCTGTGAGAGAGTGGATAGCGAGACAAGTAGAAGCTGATCCAGAGTTCTACAAGAAGAAGACTGCGAAAGAATCCGGTAAGTATAGAGCGACTAAACTAAAGAATGAAAATAAGAGGCGAGCGAATAAGTTGAGAGCTACACCCCGAGTACAGACAGAACTAGATGGATTCCTCATGGAAGAAATCTACAGTATGCGGGAACTGCGATCTGATGTGACAGGTGTAGTACACCATGTAGACCATATCGTACCACTGCAAGGTAAAAATGTATGTGGTTTGCATGTGCCTTATAATTTACAGATAATCACAAAGACAGAGAACTTACTTAAGTCCAACTCTGTAGGAGGATACTAACATCGCAGGTAAAATTTTAGAGCTACAAAACATTCTACGATCAGAGGTGTTAGCCTCAGACATCGTATCTATGTATTCACAATGGAAGGTACAACGTGATGTTAAAGAAGAAGAGTGGAAGGAGCTTCGTAATTTCCTGTTCGCAACTGACACGACGACTACAAGTAACCGGACTCTTCCTTGGAAGAACTCTACTACTACACCTAAGTTGGCACAGATCAGAGATAATCTACATGCTAACTATATGGCTGCTCTATTCAGCAATCCTGATTGGATGAAATGGGAAGGTGATAACCTCGATGACGATGTAAGGACTAAGAGGGAAGGCATTGAATCCTACATGAAGAACAAAACTAAAGGCTCTGGGTTTGAGCTAACCATAGCTAAACTGCTGTATGACTACATTGATTATGGCAACGTATTTGGAGAAGTCATCTTTGTCAATGAAGAAGTCACAGATATGGAAACTGGTGAAATTATTAAAGGATATGTTGGCCCTAAGCTTATGCGAACATCTCCCTTTGATATTGTATTTAACCCTGTTGCTCCTAGCTTCACGAGCAGCCCCAAGATTACTAGATATGTTAAGTCGATTGGTGAGCTAGAGCAAGACATCGCAGAACGAATGGATCTTAATTATGATCCTGCTGCTATTGCAAAGGTCAAAGAAGTACGCACCCTTCTGGGTGGTTATAAGGACAGTGATTTGGATAAGGCTGAAGGTTATCTCCTTGACGGCTTTGGAAGTATGAGTGAGTATTACACCTCTGGCTATGTAGAGATCCTAGAGTTTGAGGGTGATATTTATGACCATGAATCCGGTGTGTTCCACAAGAACTATACCATCACTGTCTTTGATAGAAAGTACATTGCACGAAAGGAGCAGAACCCATCATGGCTAGGTCATGGTGCTCGTGCTCACGTAGGCTGGAGAGAACGTCCAGACAATCTATATGCAATGGGGCCATTAGAAAACCTAGTTGGTATGCAGTACCGTATAGACCACCTAGAGAACCTTAAGGCTGATGCCTTAGACTTAACTATCCATCCACCTAAAGTAATCACTGGTGATGTGGAAGCATTTGAATGGGGGCCAGACGCAGAGATCCACATCTCTGATGGTGATGGCTCAGTGCAACTATTGTCGCCTAACGTAGCTGCATTCCAAGTTAACAATGAGATTGCTTACTTGATGAGTCTCATGGATGAGATGGCTGGTGCTCCTAGAGAAGCTATGGGTATTCGTACTCCCGGTGAGAAGACAGCCTTTGAAGTACAACAACTACAGAACGCTGCTGGTAGACTCTTCCAAGATAAGATCAGCAAGTTCGAGAAAGAATTCATCGAGCCTATCCTCAACATTATGTTAGAGGTAGGTCGTAGGAACTTAGTGGGGGCAGATGTTGTCAGAATACTTAATGATGACTTAGGCATGGTAGATTTCTTATCAGTGACTAAGGAAGACATTAAGGCTAGTGGAAAGCTACGACCTCTAGGGTCTAGCCACTTCGCAGCGCAAGCTCAGTTAGTACAGAACATGGCAGGAGTATTTGGTAGCCCAGTAGGGCAGATGATAGCTCCTCATGTATCCACTAAGAACCTTGCCAAAGCAATTGAAGAACTATTCGGATGGGAGAAGTATTCTGTTGTTCGTGAGAACATAGCTATCTTTGAACAGGCTGAGACTCAACAGCTTATGAGTGGTCTACAAGAGCAGATGCAGGTTGAACAAGAAACCCCAGTACAACCGGGACTTCCCCCGGAACAACCACCTCAGGAGGTGATCCAGTGATCCCTAGGTCTGTGTCCATGCGCTGGACTAAGCACCTAAAG